ATCGTGTTGTTAGTAGAAGGATTAGTAAAGTCTACGTCACCTGCAGCTGATCCTGTTTGAGTAATCGTGATAGTACCCATAGTTGCTGCAGAAGAGTTCTTTACTGTAAGCACAACGTCTGCACCAGTAATAGCACCAGCCATAACAGAAGTAACTCGACTGACTGTGCCGCCGAAAGGAATAGGTACGTACATGCTAGTAGGGGCAGAGATGTCGTGTATGTGCAGGTTTACTACAGAACGTCTATGGTCTTCCCATGTTCCTGAGCCTGCACCGTCTGACACGTACACATCACCTGCAGTGGCTGTGGAGGCACCTTTAGGCTCGTGGAGGTATGGATCTGAAAGTGCTGAGTGATTTACGTTTGCCATTTAATGTATTCTCCTAGAGCAAGGGTAGGGTGACCCCGAAGGATCACCCTTGTAGTATTATACAGCTGGGTTCGATACGATTGAAACGATACCCTCTGGACGGTACTTCTTAACACCGTAACGAGCAGTAGTTACATACTCGTGACGTTGGTAATCTTTGTTGTACTCATAATCCACCTCAGGCATTTGACGCCAAGCACCCACGAATGGGTTAGCACCTGCATCAGAGGAGAAGAACAAGTTAGCAACACCGTTGTTACTGGAGAAGTCTTGGGCTGTTGTGCCATCTGCTTCGAGAAGTGCTGCGTCTGCGACAGTAGCCTTCAAGTAGTTAGATGTATATACATCGAAACCGTAGACGTTAGCAACGAAGCGCATACCAGTTGCAATACCATCACGAACAATACCTTCCCACATTGGGTTGTTAGACACGTTAGTCAAGTTAGTCAATGTGTTCAGTTGGTACTCAACGGATGGGTCAACGATAGCAACCATACCACGATCAGGTACGTTAGACTTCTTAAGGGCATAACGAGCAAATGCAAAGTCTGCAAGCTCAATACGACCAGAGTTACCACCAGCGATACGGTGTGCAACACCATCAGTTGTTTCTGCAGAGTTAGCAGTAACACCGACTTCAGGAGAAGCGAAGGTTGTTGTTTCGAAGTGCTCCATGATTGCACGTTCTTGCTCAGGAACAAACCGTGCTTCAAGCTGTGCGCTGTAGAACGAGTCCTGTGCAGCTTTCTTAGTCATGTAAGAAGCAGACTGCAGGTACTTATCTACAGTGAACGAGAACTCTGCAGTGTCCATTGGGACATACGATACAGCAGCATCTTCAGTGTAATCGGCTACAGTTGTTTCACCGATTGTTGGGATTGTGAATGTGTCACCATCTGGGAAACCGTCAAGCATACGTACATAACGCTGTGCTTGCATTTCGTCCCGAAGGATCTCTTTGAGTTCTGAGGAGTAAACCTCTGAACGAATCAGACGTTGCATGTCTGTGTTTGAGGAAATCATACCTGCCATTTGACTAGGCCTTTCTTAAAGTTAATTGCCGAATTTATCACCCATCCGCATCTTATCTTCCATAAGCTGTTGTTGGACTTTAGGTGAGTAGTATTCGTTTCGGTTTTCTCTGCGTAGCTTCTGGTAATAAGACCAGTCACGCTGCGAAGAGGATTGCATTGCGACACCATCAGTACGAACTGAACCTTGAGTCATTGGCTTGAAAGACTCTTGCTTCTCACCTAGTAAGGTAAAGAAAGCGGAGGGTGATTCAGAGGCTAAGTTCTGCATACGTTCAAGACTGATACCAAGTTCTTTAGACTTGTTCACCAGTACATTGCTTGCCTCAGTACCGTACATCTCTTGTAGTTTACTATCTACAGAAGATATGTTCTGGTTAGCTGTGGCTTGCTCTTCTCGTTCTGTTAGTGTCTTTTCGACAAGGCTCTTTAAATCATTTTCACTGACTGCAAGGTTGGTATGTCCCTCAGTAACTGTGCCACTTGTGTTATCGTTATTGGACTCTAGAGGTTTATCGGTAGTGGGGGCCGATGCCTTTCCCTCTAGTTGTTGTAAGAGCTTGGCAGCATAGTCCTGTTTGCCTAGATCATCTCGCATCTGAGAGAGTTGATCCTCAAGGTTCTTAATGTAAGCATCAGCTTCCATCTTCCCCTTAGCTAGAACTTCTGGGTCTTTCCAATTCTCACCACGTGTCTCTACGAGCTTCTGCAAGTAAGATGCCTGTGGTTGGGTTTCTTGTTGCGTAGTCTCTGTTGTCTGCGTTTCCTGTGGTTGGGAGTCTGCAGACTGTGCTTCATCAAAGATTGACATTATTGTTTTCGATCCTTACGGTTGAGGTCTATAAGATTTAAGATGTCATCAAGAGCAGCATTGTACTCATTGACAGCTATTTGTTTTTCAGCCCATCCGGGGCTGTAGTCTCGAACAGCATGTTTTCTTTGTAGTGTCTGTTCGATAACATCTGTGAGGTCTTCAAAGGCGTTGCGATAGTTCATC